TTGACCCTTTTGCAGAACCCACCCGTAGTAGTTTAAAGCAATAGCGTGTTGAGCTACTCCCACCACTGCCTCTGCAGGCATACTTGTGAGGCTTTTTTTCACAGTTAAGGTAGTAGCGACTGCAGGAGCACCGGATGCGTCCCGCACAACTACATTTCCAACAACCAAGGCTTCCAGAGCTTGAACATAAATCCAAACTTGCTCGCCTTCTCCGTTTGTGCCAGCAGGTTTTAATACCGTTTGACCCAGAGGTGCTTGTTGTGTAGCAGAAGTCTGCGCGATTGAAATACCAATTCCAGTATCGATAGCCATGATAAATCTCCTTTAAGGTAGGTTTCCGCCGGTTACGGCGAAGTTACAACGAAGGTTATCACAGTACATGCCCATACTAAGAACGAATTCGTAACGCCACATGTCCTGCGTCGGATGACGGATAGGACCACGTTGTGCGAAGTCGCCTTTGGTTTCCATACCTGCGTCATGTCCCATGGTGTACATGTGCCATGTGCTGGAGTGGATTCCGTAGATGAGGCCGTTCGCTGCAGGTGAAGCAACGGCACCTGGGTCCCGTGTGCTAATTGCTGCAGAAGTGACATCGATGTACTGGTCAGAATAGAACGTAGCACCTAAGAACTTAGCACCTTGACGGAGCTTGCTAGGAGCACGGTCGCCCGCTTCAGTAGATGGAGTGATGATTTGAACTTGGTCATCGAGGTCTTCGAGGTAATTGTCGAAGGAGCCACGGTCACCAAAGAGCAAGTCAACATCACCTTCTGCGTTAGCCATTTCTTGGCTCGCATCGTAGTAAGCCGCTCGCATGTGCTTACGACCGTTAGCGGCAAAAGATGTGATGTCACGGTACTGGTTGTGCCAGCCTGTGATAGAGTTCTTAGCAACACCAAATACGGTGTCTGTTTGAGCTGCTGCATTTGCGTACTCGAACATACCGCGGCGGGCACCAAGACCTTTAGGGTCATAGGTTACGTTGCCGTTGAATGTTGGGAAAGACCCTGCGCCAGCACCGTTACCAGCAACAAGTTGCTGTGCGATGCGCTCATGGAAGTCCATGATAGCTCGTTCGGGGTAACGCTTGATGAGTTGAACGAGGTCCATCTCTCCATTTGCTTCCCGAAGGTCTTGACCCGGTACGTCGTATGCGTAAATCATGGTCGCGGCATAGGTATTAGCGCGAACAGAATTCATAGTACGACCACCTGCGATAACTTCGTTACCGGTCAGGATGGGTGTGATTTGTCCAGGTCCACTTGGGACGAGAGCAAACTCTCGGTAAGGACCTTTTGCAGTGACCTTTTGTCCCTTCTTTACGATTGCATCGAAAGCTGGGTGCCACTTAGTGAAAGTCTCCGAGTACCCAGGAATAAGCTCCTGTAGCGCGGTGACTAATACGTCAGGTGAAAATGCCATTATCTACCTCTTTCTATTAGAAGAAATTGCTATTTTTGCAGCACGGGAGAGTTGATCTCTCCTGCTTAAATCCTGCATCCTCACCACCGGTTTTTGAGGCCGATGGGCTGGTGTCGCACCAGTCACCGCTTGCTGTGATTTAGAAAGCGATGGCTGCACAGGAGTCTGCGCCGATGCAACATTTTTAGCACCAAACTTCAAAGAAATCAATTCCAATGCTCTCTTATCTGGAACATTTTCTTTCTTTAACTCTAGTGCAAACTCTGCAGCTCCCTCTCCTAGCTTCGCTAATTTGACCGCGTAGTAGGGGTCAAACTCTTGCTCTACCAAGGTTGTAACTGCATTTTTAAGTTCTGGATTTTGCTCCAGCTCCTCGCCATGTGTGTCGTAAAACTTAGTAACAAACTCCTCGACCTGCTGGTTCTCGTACTCCTCTAAAGATTCCTTAAAACCATTCAGCTCAGTTTCCAAAGTGGTGTATTTAGTCTCCCACTCGGTGTTCTTTGTTTGCAACTCGTTAAGACGAGGGTCTTCTTGCCCATAAGAAAGAGCTTCGTACAAACGCTGATAACGCGCAGCATCTTCCTCATGCTCCTTAATCTTAGGGTTCCAATGCCCGTTAATCTTCTCTGCCCAACCTCTAATGTCTTCTGGGAAGGCTTCATGCTTGCCATCCCAATCGTCCCACCCAAATGAGTCGAACGTAACGGGCTCCTCTGCAGGAGCTTCCGCAGCGGCTTCTGCTGCAGGTGGCTCTGCAGCTTCAACGGGTTCAGCAGTTTCAACAGGGGCTGTATCTGTCGCTGGTGCTTCAGCTACTGCCGGGGATTCAGTAGTTTCTTCCATAACTTCTCCTATCCTATACCAATCATTTTAAGTACATTTTTTAATTTCGCAACAGTTTCAGAGTCTCCAGCTTGCTCTGCCTCTTGAGCAGTTCTAGCCAGCAGGTCTTGAACTTTACCCATAACGTCGTGACCCACAGTTCTCGTGGGCCTAAGAGCACCTTTGGTTTCTTTCATATCTGAAATACCCATAGATTCTTCTTCGGGCTCTGGTTTTCCTACCATCATTTCAGCGAGTTCGGCTTTTGAGTCGTACAAGGGCTCCTGCACGTTTTGCATCATTTCGCCTAATTCTTCTTTTGAGTCGTACAAGGGCTCCTGCACGTTTTGCATCATTTCGCCTAATTCTTCTTTATTATACAAGCTCTTGAAATCTTCATCTTCCTTAGAAACATAAGATACATTTTCTTGAATGATGTCACCACCACGAGCTTTTTTTAAGATTTCTTCAATCTTTGTGGGGTCACTAATAACGGTGGACTTACCACCTGTGAGGCTTTTTGCAGAGTCGCCACCTGTAATTTTTAAATTACCATCCTCTTGTGTTTCAAAGAAATAGTCTCCGCGACCCTTCCACTGCTTAGGAAGTCCTTTGAACATCTGCTGGTTTGCAAGTTTACGAGCGACTCTAGCGCGTTCTTTAGGAAAGTTCATTGGACCTTTATCTTTAGGCTTAATCGGGCCTTCCTCGGTCTTAATCGTTTCCTTATCCTCTTTCATAATTGTCTCTTGCATGGCTACTTCTCCTTGTCGCCTTTCATAGCTTTACGGGCTACTCGAATTAGTTTGGCCATGCGGGGAACAGGGTGTGCTCCTTCCTCATCGCCCATAACAGTGACCTTTTTGATTTTAAGGTCCATCACACCTTCTTCATCTTCTTCATCTTCTTCATCTTCTTTTTCGTCTTCTTTTCCGTCTTCTTTTTCTTCTACTTCTTCTACTTCTTCTACTTCTTCTACTTCTTCAGACTCCTCCTCTTTACCTTCACCTTCAAGGCTGTAGCCTTTCTCTTTAAAACGGCGAATGACTTCCTCTGGAGGGAGATTCTCTTTCATAAGGTCTAGCAGACATTCCTCTGCGCTCTTGTGTTCACCTTTATCGTACATCATAAACTCCTAAGATTTCTTTGTAGCTGCAGCAGAAGCAGACGCGACGGCACGTTTTTGCTCGGCCATGTCTTTACGGATGTTCTTTCTATAATCATCTTTATCTCGGTATCCCGCTTCTTTGTAATACGAATCCGCGTTCTCTCTGGCAGTATGCTTGAAGTCCTTCCACTGACTGCTAGATGAGCTAACCATCTCACAATCTGGGTTCTCCTTCAAGTATTCTTTGAGCTGCGTTTTGGTTGTAAAGGTCTTACCGATTTGTTTAATTTTCAAGGGCCTATCATCACTAGGACCTGCTTGTGTAACAGGGCTTACAATGCGTAATACCTCCCTGTCGCAAATCGGACATCTCAATCCATCTTCAAAGTGTGCAAGTAGTTGAAAGACCTCTTGTCTTCCATGCTCTGGGCAACGGGCATCATATAGTGGCATTAGAATCCCTCTCCTCCGACACCGCCTGGTACGCTGCCTTCTTGTAAGTTTTCGGGGGTTCCTCCCCCGCTCATAGGTGTATCAGTAGGGGCTCCCTGCCCCATCATTTGCAAAAGCATATTGGGGTCTAAACCTTGCACGCCTTGTGCGTTTACTCCTGGGGGTAGTCCTTCTGGAGGTGCTCCTTCTGGAGGCATACCCGGCATACCGGGTTGTGGTGGTGGCTCGTCAGCTTTTACATTGGGCATAAGTAAAAGGTCCAATAGTTGTTGCATGAGTTTGTTTTGATCGACCATAGGGTTGTTCAACAACACAGGTGCAAAACGTTCCAACTGTTTTAGCAATACCACTCGGTTTGCTTCTGGTGCGGAAAACGGTACAGCTTCGTAATCGTAATCCAAGGCACGCTCGTTTTCGTTCATTACCAAAAGCTCTTTGGTTAATTCTTCTATGTTAGGGCTGTCCACCAGTCGTGCAGGAATGACTTCATCAGGGCGCATGAACTCTTTGTACAACGCGATAACGGCTTCACCCATCCATGCGAGGACATCGTATACAGCTTTCTGTCGTCGAGCGTTTCTAGTTCGTGTCGCGGTGTCAGCCAGAGCGAGTTCTGTCGCAACATCTGACTGACCTACCATGCCGCGGCTATAGGCAGGGATACCCAAAACGAACTCAATGGTCTCAATGCAACGCGCTCGCATTTGAGAAAAGTTAGGAGAAAACTGCGGAATGGGAGTGCTACCGATTACATCACCAATGCCTACCCTCGCCTTAGTGTCGATGACCCCAATTTCCCCAGGACCGCCGATGTCCTCTAACAAGTCCATCAAAACGGCGGGGTCATCGACAAGGCCCCCGTTAATAAGCATAACGGGGATTGATGTCTTGGAATGCCACATTTCCAAGGTATCAATTTCGTTGAGGCGTTCCTGTGCAGTTTGAATTAACTGCACGTCGGACATGCCACCAATGTCTTTTAGATTGTCATTGAACGTAAGGATTTGATATGGGTTTCGTAGGTTTGTGTACGGAAGATTATCTTCGAGCAAAGGCTCTGGAACGTCGTCCATAAAATGAAAAAACTTGTCCGATACAAAATCGTAAACTTCGTAAATTGTAATCCACTGGTACACATTTTGAGATGCGTACAAGTCCGAAGTGTTGTCCTTGAGGGGGTCTTTTAACCACTGTGGGAACGCACCGAAGGTTGCTCGGTCTGCGACTTCTTTATTATAAATGCCTTTCTTCCGACCTTTTCCTTTGGCTCGTTTTTCAAATTCACCGCGGGTGAGTACGGTAACTTCGATGATGTATCGAATGTCTTCGTATTCCTCTACGGAGTTGTCGAAGAATATGTTCTTAGGGTCGATGACTCGGAAGATTGGCGTTCGTCGTCTTGGGTTCCAGACTGTCTTCATAAATGCACGAGGCCAAACGCTTGCTCGTGTGGTTAGTTTCCAAAGTTTTTCGTGTACTTTGTTTCGTCTAAGGCAGTCGTTAATGAGCATTTCTCGCAGCTTGGCTGCTTCACGTAGGTCTTCTTTTCTAGGCTGTACTGTGACTTGAGGATTTGGTGGCACGATGTTGGCGACCATGGTGTCGCAGTAGGAGTAGACAAAGTTCTGCTCCATTGTAATCTCATCGGAGTTGTAGTTGGGTACACCCAAGCTACCGTCCAGCTCATAGTCCTCATCATTTGTTCGGAAGAACTCGCTTCGATACCAACGCGCCCACTTCGCCCAACGCTTGCGGTCTCCATCCATTTTGGTCTTGTGTTGTTTGATAATGGAAGGGAATTTTTTTGCGGGATTGTATTTTGTATCGGCCACGGTGACTCCTTAACGTCGCTTGTTTCGTTTTTTATTTCGAATCATGCGAGTGGACTTGTATTTTGATTTTCGAGATTTGTTTTTAGTCGCTTTTTCTACGTCTTTCAAATACTGCTGGCGTGCATTATACGCCATGTTGTTAAAAGGAATCACGTTATCAAAAGAAACTTCCTCGTTTTCACCGGGTTTGCTCCGTTGAGGTAAGTCTCGTGCTGCGTATGCTGCCCAAATTAGTGCGCTAACTTTATCGTAGTGATGTTTTTCTCTACGATGGCGACCTACCTTCCCGCGGAGCATCAAGGATTTGTCCGAATCCTGCACCTTCTTGTCGTTTTTGTAGGTCATCAGTTGCTGTACGAGGTCTTCATCGTACAATTTTAGGTTGTCCATCAGTGCATCGAGTAGATTTGCCAGACCTTCGTCAATGGATTTCGAGGTTGCCGGGATACCTGGCTTCATTTTGTCGTGGTAATACAGGTTTTCCCACTCTTTGGTCTGCAAAATGGCGAGCACTGCAGCTCCTACACCGTTTGATTCCACCAAAATGTAGGCGTTATTGTACCTTC